TTACAAGGGGTTGGAGGTATAAAAGTAAACATCAATAGTGGACTCTTTTTTATTAAACACGATTTTTTCCACTACGGATTTCAATAAATCATTGCGTGTCTGCATAGAGAGATCTTCATTGAGCAGACTATCGTATACTGTTTTGATTTTGCTGCGGAGTGCAGCAGTGGTGTCTGATTTTGCAGCAGGTTTTGGTAGTGCATTTATGCGACTCTCTATACTATTTCTCTCTTCCAGAAGCAGTTCTTTATTCTTACGATACTCTTCGATAGTATCGATTCCATCCATATAAGCCATTTTAATACGTTTTTTTTTCTTTGCGAGTTCATCCAATTGATTCTGATAAATATCAATAGCTGCAGGATAGTTGCTTTGAGAATCTGTATTAATAACCTTGAACGATAGATTTTCAGAGCTAATAGCATCTTTTAATGCTGCTAGAACCATAGGAACTATTTTCTTTTCTGATATAGCATGTGAAACATTACATTTTCCTTTCAAATATCCATAGCACTGCAGGTAAATGTACCGTTTGCCTTGTTTATTGGCACCTGCAAGAGAAATAGATAGCGACCGGCCACAGGCAGAACATTTGACAATACCGGACAACCAGTGAGAGCATACGCCACTTGGTTTCGCATATCGTGGGCGATAATTTGACTCAAGCCGGACTTTTGCCCTTTGAAACTGTTCAGGAGATATAATTGGTTCATGTGCTCCGTCAGCAATAATCCATTCGGTCTTGTCTTTTGGACGTGATGCAGAATCCCTTTTATTCCAAACAGATTTACCGGTATATACTTCATTGGTCAATATGTATTTGATTCCGCGGTTTTCAAAAGACTTACCGGCCCGCGTTTTACATCCAAGAGCATTGAGCTGACGTGTGATCTCAATGATAGAATAACCCTGCTCAGTGTATAGGTTGAAAATCATACGGACTATTTCAGCCTCTGATTCCACAATAACAGGAGTTGCTTTGTGTGCCGTAATAGAATATCCGAGGGGTGGACTTGCCTGAAAATTACCGCGCATAGCATTTTCAGTCATACCTCTGGTGACTTCACCGGAAAGACGGATAGAGTAATATTCATCCATCCATTCTATGATCCTTTCAATAAGTGTACCAAAAGGACCGTCAACAAGAGGCTCAGATACACTAATAACCTCTACATTATTTTTACGAAGCAATGATTTATATACAATTGATTCCTCCTGATTTCGTGCAAAACGAGAGAACTTCCACACAAGTATAACATCAAAGGGATGTTCTTTTGATTTGGCAAGTCCTATCATACGTTGAAAGTTTGGCCGTTTATCTGCTTTACGTCCGCTTATGCCATCTTCCTCAAATATGTATTCGTTTGACAGTATGATATTATTTTTGGCAGCATATTCCAAAAGAAGTCTGCGCTGAGCATCAGGAGATAGCTCTTCCTGTTTGTCTGTTGAGACTCTGATATACAGAGCACCAGTGCGTAGTTTTTCCATATTACACCTATCCTTTCTAAAAATATATGAAAAAAGGGTACAAAAATAACATCTGTCTCTCGACAAATGCCACTCCGAAAGGTATAATATGTCTTGCTTAGGACTTATACTCTTCGGAGTACAGGTTACATCGCCTTGGTGTTGGTAGCGCCAGGGCGATGTTTTATTATAAAGCTTTGTATAACGTAAAAGACCTCACATTTCTGTGAGGTCTTCAATAATAACTTAGATATTTTATAATGCCCTATAGGCAAGATTTTTATTGCTTAGTTATTATATGATATTATATGCCTCACGTCAACAGTTTATTCAAATAAATATAAAGATTTTACTTTATCGTTTATTTTGTTCATTGCCGATTCTGATAAAGAAATACCATAAAGAAAATCAGTAGATTTCTTTGGAATATAAATCCTTTGCTTACTTATTGTCGTTATTTGATTTACAATGGCCATAGAACCTAATTTCATTTTTTCTATTTCAAGTTCATTTCTTTTTAAATAGAATAGTTCATTTTGGAATTTGGCAAAAGTTTGAGAAATATTTTCCTTATATTGTATTGCATTTTCAAGTTTCTTTTTCAATTCTAAATCATCAATATTATTGACCTCAGGAGAATTTATCAATTTAATGGTTGTGTTAACAAAATTCTGCATTTCTTTCAACTTATCTAATTCTTCTTGAGCTGCGGCAATCTGTTTCTTTTGTAATTGATTTATTTTTTTATATAATTCAGTACCTAAATCAACGCTTCGTTCATGAACAGCCCTTCCATCGGTTGAAGATAATGGAATAACTGTAATTACATCAGCATTCCTTTTATTATCATTATCTAAGACTAAAGCTAAATGAAGTCCACCAAGTTCCTTGCCAACATTAAAACCAAAATTAACACGTAATACATTTCCTCGGTTATATCGCATAAGTTTGGTTGAATCAAATTTATCCTCGAAGGAAATATATTTTACAAAATCTTCGAGCCAATATGAAATTAAATTAGTTTTCTTAAGTAAGTCAGTAGATCCATCACTGATATATGACTCTAATAATGAATTCACCTTACGAATAGACCTCTTTTTATGTTGAATTATCTCTTCCTTTGTAAAATTTTGTGACATAAAAGCCTCCTTAAACTTATGCTATTCATCATGTGATTTGCTTAATTCATCCATTAAACCTGATGTTATTATACCGGCCGGTAAGGCTACAACAGCAATTCCTAGGAAAGATGAAATCATAGTAATAATTTTTCCGATTGTAGTTACTGCATACACATCACCATAACCAACAGTGGTTAATGATATCGTAGCCCAATATAGGGCATCAAAATATGTTGGGAACGTTTCTGGCTCAACATTGATGATTATCAGAGCTGAAACCAGAATATATGTAATAGCCATGGCCAATATGGTAATAAATGTCTCTTTTTGCTTTTTGAAAACATTACAAATCATAGTTATGCTTTTAGAATATCTAACTAACTTTAAAATCTTAAGTAATCGCAGAGATCTAAATAATCTAAAAATTTTTAGTAACTTAAAGCTGCTATTCAATAATGTTATTGATGGAAGAATGGACAATAAATCAATTATCGCCATTGGAGTTAGTGGATATAGTATAAATTTATTAAGCTTATTACTTAGCTTATCAGCTACGAACCACCGTAAAATATAATCAATAATAAAAATGATAACAGTTATCCTGTCAATTAATGTCATCCAAGATTGTTGTTTAACAAAAGCCAATGGAATAATGCTCATAATTATGACTGTAAACATAAATGTATCATAAATGGCATTTTGGTTAAGAATATTATATATTTTCTTTCGCATTGGAACTCCCTTCTACTTAATTTCATAGACTTAACATATATAAGGGCAGGATGCATGGGATAAAACCTCATTAAAATTTTCTTCTCATTTCAATGACTTTACCAAGTATCTTAACTGGGGTAGTATCTATTTCTGATTCAGTAAAACGCATAGGCTCATATACAGGATTCTGTGGTATGAGAGCAATCCCTTCTGCATATTTCTGCAATCGTTTGCAAGTTGCATCATGTCCATTGACGAGAGCAATCACAAGATCACCTGATTCGGCATCATCGACACGTTGTACGATAACGGTATCACCATCATACAGAGTAGGTATCATGCTGTCACCCTTAATCAGCAGACCGAAGTAATCACCCTTTGCAGCTAAAGCGGGAGAAATCTCTATTTGACCGATCACTTCCTCAACAGCTTCTTTCCCATATCCAGCAGCAACACGACCGAGTACTGGGATAGTGTAGCCAGATTCTATTGGTACAATATCTATTGTTGTTTCTTTTTCTTCCATAAGATCAGAACGTTTACAATTGAAAAGACTACACATAGCATCAACTTTATCCATTCGAGGTGTTTTTGCACCTTTACACCAGTTGGTTACAGATTGAGTACTAACACCTAAATGTTTTGCTAAATCAGATTGTGTCATTTCATGTAATTTAAGTTGTGCCTTAAGTTGCTTGGAAAAAATTTTATTAAATTCTTGTTCAGATATAATAATCATCCCCTTTCGTTACTGTCATTATAAAACGTAAGTTGAAAAATAACAAGCTAAAAAACAAAAAAATCAACTTTTAGTATTGACATCAACTTAAAGTTGATATAATATGAGGGTGTAATAAAAGAAAAGCAACGAGAAAGGAGCAGATATAATTGGAAAAATTACAAATTAGTCTGGCAGCAGCAAGAGTTAATGCCGGTATGACACAAGCTGATGTTGCCGGAAAAATGCATTTGAATAAGCAGACTATAGTTAATTGGGAGAATAATAGAGTTATTCCTAAACCAGCTCAATTGGAAATGATGAGTAGGATATATAATATTCCATTAGACAATATTTTTTTGCCTACTAAATCAACTTTAAGTTGAATAATGTAAGAGAAAGGGAAAGATAATGTGGAAAATATTTTTTACTTATAGAGACAAGAGTAAATGCACTGTACAGGGAAATGGAATCATCACACCGGAGCTGGCAGTGCTGCAGGCGGAAACGTTGCTGGACAGGATGCAGGAAAAGGAGAGCAAATGAGAATCGGACTGGAAATAGAAGTCTCGGACAAAGAACTACTCGGCAGACTGGCGAATGTCAAAGAGAAAAAGGAAGCGCTTGATCGGGCAATGGCACAGTTGGAAAGCTGTATCACATCGAGGTACGAGGCAAAGAAGCATATTGCGAAAGAAACATATCGACCAGCTTTATTTGAAGATGCAGAGGAGAAAATGCCATGACAAAGGAAGAATCACTCAGACTTGAGAAAATCCTCAAGAAAATAGATAAAGCAGATGAGACAAACTGCAAGAAAGAGGAAGAATACAACAGTTTCTGTACTAACACGAGAGAGGACTGGAACGAGGAGAAGTATCAAAAGCTCAAGAGAGAAAAAGCCCTCACAGAGGCAGCATACTTTGCAAGCCTCATTGAACTCAAGGCAGAAGTGAAGTGCATGCTGACTTGATAGAAAATACATCCGGCAAGCCCGGGGATGAAAGCAGAAAAAGGCAAGCGAACATGCAGTATAAGCATAGTATTTACCGGAGGTGATAACCATAGCACTCAAATATAGAATATTCGTTCACACTCTGGAAGATGATCAGATATATCGATTTGACGATCTGACACAGGAACAGAAGCAAAAATTGGAACAAAAACTAATAGAACAAGTAGAAAATGTGCCATTGAGACTTGCGGAGGAGGCATAGACTGCATCTGCAGTCTCAGTGGACAAGCTTAAAAATGACAAATTAAATAATATACTTCTGGGCTTGATGGAGCACCGAAAATGCTATTTAACTCCTGTAAATTAAACTAAAACTTCCATCTATACATACGTAAACCTATTTTGTACATACAAATCGGTGCTCCGTCAAGCCCGGAAACGAAAAAGGACAGGACATGAAAAAAGGTGAAATTTTAATAACGACAGGCATAAGCTTCTTTCTCCTGTGTAGCATGGGCATAGACAGCCCGGCACCACAGGGACAGATGCTTGTTATCGGAGGGATGCTCATATCAGCGTGTGTGACGCTTTTGGGAATATGGTTTGAATGGATCGAAAAAGGACAGCGCGAGAGCATCCAAAGGACAATGGAAATAAGGAGGGCGGGCAAGATTGCTGCAGAGGATACAAAAAGTACGCTCCCAGTTAGAAAGACAGAGCGCGGCCGCATACATAGTAGAGACTGCCGCGAAGAAAAAGCAGGTGCGAGAAGAGTCGTTTGACTCGGTCCTGCAGGCGGAAATAGCAAAGCTCAAGGCCTCGAACAGAGGCTGATTTAAAACATTCTAAAGTATTAAAGTTAGGAAAAACTATGGCATACATCCAGGATACTTATTACCTGGGAGATTATATAGCGACTGAGATAAAGTTTATAGGAAGGAATGGAGCCAAGGGCGAGCCGGTAAAGCATGCCGACAAATGGCAAAAAACGTTGATTTTACTCAATGGAACACGATTTTATATATACACGAATCAACACCATGAATACAGCAACTGGCTCAAAAGCCAGTGCGAAAAGAAAGGACCAAAATGAAACCACTATCAAGTTTATTTTACGAAGCGTACGAGCCACGCCAGAAGCATTACAAGCTTTCAATGAGGCTCAAGGAAAGCAAAAACGAACACACCATAAGAATCACCCAGAACGGTCGGGAAATAATCAAAGTCACGGAAGAAAGCCGTGAGCATGCTTTTAACGTGGCAACCAAGGAACTTGTTAGGAGATTCCCGATAAAGCGCAGATAGAGCTGAGCGTGTATGCAGAAAGAGAGGCAGCAGTTGAAGAACAGAAATGCTTTTACGACTCGAAGCAATGCACCATAGCGTGCAAGTACTACAGAACCTGTATACACAGCCCGCTGAAAGACAGGAGATGATTCAATGGAACACAGAGACTTTATCATACAAAGCATCCAGAATATGTCCGGCAGACACTCACCATATGAGGTGTTTGCCGACTGGGTGAAAATGTCGGCCATATCCATTCAGAACGCATGCGTGATGATACATGACAAGGTATGGGAAGACAGGGAGCAGCAGTATATGCTCACCCAGAAGAAATACACAAATGATGAAATGATGACATTCTCGAACATGCTTGCAGCAGTTACTCTCACGTTCGATGAGAAGTTTGATGACGCGCTCGGAGACATCTATATGAAATCCGGATGCGGCAATAAGGGCACCGGCCAGTTTTTTACACCATATCACGTATCATATGCCACTGCAGCGACAGGATACGCCAACGACATAAAGAAGCTGTCGCAGGACAATGTCATAGAGATTGCAGAGCCTTCCTGTGGCGCAGGAGGAATGATTATAGCAATCGCACAGCTCATGAAAGACAATGGACTGAATCCACAGAGGAATATGCATGTCACAGCACAGGACCTTGACTGGACTGCAGTGTATATGACTTACGTGCAGCTCTCACTCTTAGGCATCCGGGCAATAGTAGTACAGGGAGATTCACTCGCTGAACCATACAAGCCGGGCTATCCGAAGGAAAGAGTGTGGCGCACACCGGCAGAGATGGGGGCGCTGTTATGAGAGATAAGCTTCTGGAAGAAATACTATGTATTCTGACAGGCGAGAGCATAGACACAGAGAAAGTCAGAAGCAGGCTATACATCCTGCTCAGCAAGTACGAGATTGAAGAACGGTGCACAGAGCTGTCCACAGTCCACGAAGATGACATCTCAAAGTACATCAGATTGTTTTTAATCAACAAGAAAGTGGCAGGACGGACAGAACGCACGTTAGCCTTTTACAAAGGACAGCTCAACAATTTCTTTGAAAGAGTCAACAAATCTCCTGTTGAGGTCACATCAGACGATATCAAGCTGTATCTGGCCACTAAGGAGATAAGAGACGGCAACAGTAAGGTCACGATTGCAAACACCAGCCGAGCGATAGCATCATTTTACAAGTGGATGACCAAGGAAGAGTACATCACTAGAGACCCAATGTACAAAGTGGACAGCGTCAAGGTGCCAAAGAAAAAAAAACACGCATTCACAGAGTTTGAAATTGAAAAACTAAGACATACTGTAACAGATAAGCGGGACACAGCTATTCTTGAAGTTCTCCTGTCAACATGGTGCAGAGTCAGCGAGGTTGAGCAGATGAACATATCAGATATCAAAGGTGAAAAGATGGAAGTGCTTGGAAAAGGTGAAAAGACAAGGACTGTATATCTTAACGCAAAGGCACAGGTGGCGCTATCAGATTATCTGCAGAGCCGAACCGATAAGAACGATGCACTTTTTGTTTCACGACGAGGAAAGGCAACCAGATTATCAAAAGGCAGTCTTGAAAAAATAACCAAAGATTACGGCGAGAAGTGCGGAATTGATAAATGCCATCCACATAGATTCAGGCGAACAGGCGCTACATTCGCTCTGCGCAGGGGAATGCCTATAGAGCAGGTCTCTAGGCTATTAGGTCACGAAAATATAGAGACCACACAGATATATCTTGACATATCTGAGGATGCGCTGGAGCAGGCACACAGAAAGTATGTATAAGGAGCAGCAGTATGACACTTGAAGAACAAAGAGAACAGCTCTTTGTAGATTACTACGAAGAGTGGATGACAAAATACAAGAAGGATGTCGTGCGAGAGGTCACATACATAAAATACAAGACAACACTAAGATGGCTGAAAAAATTAGCACCTGACGTTACGATGAGACAATTAACAAAGTCAGAGTATCAGAACATCCTGAACAGATATGCTCTCGAACACGAGAAAACTACAGTACAGGACTTTCACCATATGCTGCGAGCGTCACTGATAGATGCGTACGATGAACGGATCCTGGAGAGGGATATCTCTCACAGGGCAGTAATCAAAGGCAAACTGTCAAACATCCACAAGCGCACAAAATACCTGAACAAGAAGGAACTGGAAAAGCTGCTTGAAGTGCTTGATACTGGAAACAAAATCAACTGGGACTGGTTCATTATGCTGATTGCAAAGACTGGGCTCAGATTCGAGGAGGCATTGGCACTCACACCGGGCGATTTTGATTTTAACAACTTGAAGATCCACATTACGAAAGCATTCGATTACAAGATAACAAATGAGTTTTGCAAGACGAAAAACGAATCATCTGTAAGATCGATTCTATTGGACTACCGCACGGCACTCAATTTTGAGAAGCTGACAAAAGGCATGGATCCGGACGAAAGAATATTCAACTTTGGACCGAGAATCTACAGCTCAACAGCCAACAATTTTCTTCACAGAAAATGCAAAGAGGCAGGCATACGTGAGATATCCGTTCATGGTTTGAGACATACACACGCATCGATTCTCATGAGTGAGGGCGTTACACTGCCGAGCATATCAAAAAGACTCGGGCACTCAAGCATGGAGACAACACAGAGAGTGTACCTGCACCTCATTCAAGAGCTGCAGGTAAAGGACGATGGCAAGATCATGGCAGCCATGATGGAGCTGATGTAGGAGGAAAACATGCCAAAATACACAAAATACTTAGAGTTTTCACAGAAAGAAAGAACAGTAATCCGCGAACGTGACAATTATATGTGCATATTCTGTCAGGCAGGCTACAGGATGCCACCGGCAAATGAGATGGGGAAAAATATGCAGGACATAATGCACTATATCCCGCGCTCATCATTGGGACTTGGCATCAGGCAGAACGGAGCAGTCGGATGCCGGTACCACCATCATATGATGGACAACGGCAGCAGTGGAGAACGCAAAGAGATGCTCGGCATGTTCAGAGCATATCTGGATGAGTTTTATCCGGATTTTACAGATACGGAGCGAAAATACGATAAATGGAGTTTTTTAAAGGAGAAACCATATGTTTGATAAGTTTGGAGAATTTGATTCATTTAATGAGATTAACGAGCTTGCTGAAAACCTGCTCAATGAGGGTGATATAGAATCCCTCAAGGTAGTGGCGAAAGAAAATGGAATACAGGCTGATTTCGTGGATCTATACACGCATGGCGAAATCCCGGAGCTTTGCGATAAGCTCACGGCGGCACTCGGCAAGATTGATGTCGAGGCGGCAGAGCTTAAGCCAAAGGAAATTATGGAAGACTGGGTGGAGTACCTAAGAGGCCAGTGCATGGAGAATGAGCTCCTGGCTCACAATGTCAGAAAGAAAGGCAAGACATTGAAGGGCTGTATAGCCGCTATCCTGACATGGTCCTTCAAGAATCAGCAGACGGTGGATAAGGATATCATCAAGGCAGCAGGCGTATCAGCAAGCAAAGTCACACTCGGCATACCGGGCATGGCAAGAGCCAAGAAGATAATCACAGACTACTACATGGGAGGCACGAAAAAATGAAAAGAACAAAATTTTTAAAATGCGATCCATGTAACACTCCGAAAAAAACAAGTAAGGACAGGGTGGTAGCAACAAGCCAGATCTTAGAGATTGACGGGGAGCGTGCTGTGGAGATAAGTCTGTTTTTCGGAGGAGACCTAAAAGGCCGGTATTTTGCAGATATGGAAAACCACAGTGCCTGGGTAGATGGAAAATGGTACACCTGCAGGCTGAAAAACGTAGTCAGACTATGTGAGGGATTAGAACCTCTGAAAAATGACTATTACTATTGTTCTACAGATATGACATGGGCCTCAAATGAGGAAAAAGAGAGGGCACAGGATTTCCTGGACACATGGAGCATAGACGGCTATGAGGAAAATCTAAGCAGCAGAAAGAAACAGAAAGCAATAGAACGAAAAATAGACAGGATAGATCAACAAATGGCAGATATACCTTGCGTACCGGAAGGTGCAGAAAGCTGGTTGGAGCAGGAGATTTTCCCGGGGCATATACTATTTATCAAGAAAACAGGGAAAAGAACAGCGTATACTTGTACAGCTTGCGGATGCAGCAGTTTGAAAAAGAAAGGATGGAAACACGGAGAAAAGACCCTCTGTCCAAAGTGTGGCCAATCAGTAACAGCAAACAGCAGACAGCAGGAAAAGACGAGGACAGCCCCGGTTGTTATATTACAGAAATACGGCAGGCAGTGGGTGGAACGCCAATTCAAAGCAGTATGCAAATGGTCAGCAGAAGGGAAAGAAATACAGCTGTTTGAGCAGATAAGAGTAATCATACCAAAAGGAAAGTGTTGGGGGAAAGTTTGGTATGGAACGATACCGGAGGCGGATGAGTTGGAACAGGATTTCTGGGATAGAAATCCGCAAAATAAAAGGTTTTTATCATCGTATCTATATCCGGGAAATTTGCAGGAGGTTTTGCCGGCCGGAGAACTGGAATTGAGCGGAATGGACGTGCTGGCCAATAAGGGAAGAAAGTTCAATGTCAATAAATTCATAACCTCATTTCACAATAAACCATATCTGGAATACCTGGCCAAGGCGGGATTAAGCAGATTGACAGCAGAAATTACTGATGATTATGGCTGGTGGGGAGACCCGGACGAGATATGTACATACGCACAAAGCCTACAAGGGGCGTTGCAGTTAGACGGAAACAGAGTCAGCAGAATGAAACAACTGGACGGCGGGCTGTGCACATTGGACTGGCTGTAGTATGAAGAACTGGAGGAAGTAAAAATCCCGCAAGAGGCATTACAGTATTTAACAAACAAAAACCTGAGAGTTTATGAGTGCAAGGAGATACTTAAAGAACTAAAAAGCGTGACAAGAATGGTCAACTATATGAAAAAGCAGACGGTTCCTCCCAAAAAGCTGGTAACAACATGGAGAGATTATCTCAGAATGGCAAAAGAAGAGGGATATAACACAGAGGACGATATTGTCAGATTACCAAAAGATTTGAAGGCAAGACATGACTATTTGGTCGAACTTGGGAATAAACGAGCAGATGAGGAACGCCTGAAAGGATATAGCAAATTGGATCAGCAGATTAAAGAACGATTGCCGGAGACAAAAAGATATTTCTGGGAGAATGATAAATACATGATTATTCCAGCCGGATCCTGCAAGGAATTGATGATTGAGGGACGGACACTCCATCATTGCGTGGGTAGAGGTGACCATTACATGAAAAAAATGGCAGCAGGAGAAAGCTGGATTCTATTTCTCCGAAAAAAAGAGAATCTGGAAAAGGCATATTACACCGTGGAAATCAGCATGAAAGATGATCGTATCCTGCAATATTATTCAGAGTTTGACCGTCAGCCGGACAAAGCAACTATCAGCAAGGTGCTGGAAAAATTCAAACAAAGCGTGAAACGCAGACATCAGGCACGAATCACGGTACCAATAGCAAATATAGCATAAGGAGCAAGCATGGAATATATACAGATGACACTCGATGACTGGGTGCAGATGAAACAGAAACTGAGACAGGAGCTTATAGGAGTGAAGCAGAGCTTCGTGAGAATAGGCTATGCGCTCAGACAGATTGACGACCAAAGGCTTTATGAGAATGACGGCTACAAGAGTATAGCAGAATTTGCTAAGGCTGAGTACGGACTTGAGGCATCCACCACAAGCCGATTTATATCCATCAACCGAGAATACTCGATTGACGGATATTCAGAGCACTTGAGACCGGAGTACACAGACCTTGGAAGGAGCCAGCTTGAGGAGATGCTCAAGCTCCCCGACTCTGACAGGCAGATGATACAGCCCGAAGCATCAAGAGAGGATATCAGAGAGCTAAAGAGATTCAATAAGACCGAGCCAGCAGCAGGTGTGGCAGATGACATAAGTCAGCTGATAGAAAAATTCTTTGAGGACAACAAGGATATCCTCAATGAGGTGTACTCAAACGAGTTTGATGAGGAATCAATGAACCGCTTTGCGGAAATCGTAAATCCGGCCGGAAACCGCTCATTCAAAAAAGGTCTCTACTTCATGATGATGTATGAGAACCGCGTCACAATTAAAAAGTTCGGAGATACACCCCAAAATATGTCATGGTGGGAGTTCTATCAGCTTATGTGCTCCATATTTGATGAGGATGCAGCAGGCACCCGGACATGGCATAACCATTTTGGAGGAGACGATGAAGCACAGGAAAATGAGCAGACAGGAGAGCATACTACAGCAGAAACTCCTGAGTCAGAGGATGACAATGCAGCAGTTGGAGAAGCTGGCACTGATGAGGTCGAAGAGACTGAATCGGGAAGCGTGGCAGATAATGAACCGGCTCCTGGAGCAGGAGAAGAGATCGTTAGAGAACAAATTGCGCCGGCGCAAAAATCCCCGCAAATCCTTGAAAAATCAGAGCCTGAGAGCATCGAAAAGGAAGAAAATGAAGCCCAAAGCATAGAGAAAAACGAGCCGGAGACAGAGGACGAAAAGCCGGAGACAGAAGTCATAGAAGTATGCATGACAAGAAGAGAATATATGAACACTCTTATGGTGGCAAAATTGGCTGATTACATAGCAGAGGAGCATCACAGTGGCCACTTATTGGCATCAGATTTAATTTTTCCAGAGAAAATCAGACAATGGCTCAGAGACAAGGTTGACAGATATGGAAAGCCACAAAGTTAGGAGGCAGATGATGAGCAAAAGCAATGTATTCGCGCAGGACCTCAACAGGGCAGCACGAGAACCGATAGGCGGCTTGTCTATTAAGCAGATAAGGCAGCAGGTTATAGACCGCCTGCAGGGCAAGAGAACCGTCAGCGTAGATTATCGCAGAATAAGAGCAGATCAGCGAGGGCGTGAGGATGATGAACCCACAGGCAAAGAAACGCTTGAAATAGTCGATGTAATGAAATACTTCACAGTAGTAAAAAGACACGGATTTAACACATGCATCCTGCATCAGGATATGTTTTATATAGCCGGAATAGGAGGAGCAGAATGTTTATAGATTGTGCAAAACTAGAAAAAATCTTAAAAGCTGATTACAAATCGTGGGGCGTCAAGTTCGGTCTCACAGAGAAAGGCATGTACATCCTAAACGGTACCGGCTGGGTGGTGGAAGCTGACAAAGCAAAAATCACAAAAGAATTTTTAGGTACCATAATCAAAACCTGCGGTCTTGCACCGGAAAAGGGCGAGTTCATGACATACCAGAAAGGACACGACCCACAGTTTGAGACCGAAAGAAAACCTCTCCTGTGGGATATGGCAGAGGACACGAAGGAAGCCTTTATTTCACCAATTAAAATCATGCAGAACGATAACATGATGTCGGTAGTTAAAACACCGGGCGGGGCGCGTCTCATCAATGATGCACGCTTGGCAATAGTCAACCCGGACAAGTGCCGTGAAAACGAAAATCCACCAAGCACCTTTGCCGTGCATGGTGACTGGCTTATCTCATACAACGACGAGATGGCAGTTGGAATATGCTTCACGAATCCTGCCTACAAGCCAGAGCTTGAGGTCTTAAGACTCCTCTCAGGAGTGGATTTCTACTGGATAGAGACACCACACTACGAGTTATAGGTTGAAACACCTGCAGAAATGCGAAAGAAACCGGGCATGCGAATTAATTTATATCACGAGAGAACTGATTTGTAAGCCATTCAACGCACAAGGGAGCCCTTACCCAGCTCCCTTTACCTCGGAGGATAAGATGACATTACAGGAATATGAAGCACAGGGCGGCTGTGAAGGATGCTTCTTTTACTGCACAATAGATGTAGACGGAAGAAAAGGCTGCACGTTTGATTGGTTTGATGACGAGTCGGACGATTGGAACTGGGCGAAGAGAGGTAGCTCCGAGAGACTTGAAAATAGGTGAACCTGATAGAGTATGGAGGGCATTAAGTTGACAGAACAGGAGAGAACATGGACGGACTGATTATCAAAAAGAAATGGTTAGACCTTATTGTTAGCGGTAAAAAGACCCTTGAAATAAGGGGCAGCAATACCAAAAAGCAAAATGAAACAATCTATTTGCTAGAAAGCGGAACACATAGAGTGACCGCAACAGCTGTCATTAGTTTCACATATCCTATTTCATACTCAAACTGGGCAGATGAAAGGGATAAACATTGTGTTTATATTACTTATGCAGACCTAAGAAAAAGATATAAAACCCCTTATGCGTGGGTATTATCAAAAATCGAACCTATTGAGGATATATGGTATTACGAACACCCACAAGGTGCGATGATATGGGTTAAGGATGTGCAACCGATTGATGAAATGAAGGACGAAAGAATTAGATATGGCTATTAGCAGAATAGGAGAATAATATGTCAGAAATAGATTTAATAGTATATGGGATACTCTTAACGTTCACCCTGATTGGAACAACAGAGTTTGTGATAGGACTGTTGTTAATTAGAGAATACGATAAGCTTCAGGAAGATAGGGATAAGAGGACAAATGAACAGAAATGAATGCTCAAACTGTAAATATTACGAAAAATGTGGTAGACCAAGCAGACCGGTAAAGTGCATGGGATATGAGCCGAAGGAGGCAGCAGTTGAAGAGCAGAACATTGAGCGATATGAAACCAATAAAACCCAAAAAGTGTGAATTTGATTCTATCGACTGCACACCGGCATGTAAATACTATAAGACATGTAGACACAGCTTGCACAAGCAGGCTGTGTCTCTACATATATAGGAGCAGCAGTAAACCCATAATATAATAGATAAAAATTCTTTATCGTCCTTGTAATGGGTATTAACATATGAGGGATTTTTATATTTAAGAGTACACAGTATGAGAAGATACGACAACTACGACTACGAAGAGGCTTTCAAAAAATACATAGATGACACCGAGGAGGAGAGGCTTGAGAAGCTTCTCAGAGAGGGCAAGGTAAACTGCCTGTACAGAACAGCCACCACGAAGTGCACCAATGTGAAGTCACAGACCACTCTTCTTGAAGCCCAGATATACCCGAGCTACCCAAGGCTCAGTGACATGCCCAAGACCAAGAAGAAACCATCAAGCAAAGCCCAAAGAAATCTGAATGATAAAAATGCAAGGCGGTATCTGATAAGGCTTGCAAACATCAACTTCGGTAAAGGCGACCTGTGGTGCACATTCGGGTGGAATGATGACAAGCTCCCGGCAGACGAAGAGAGGGCCAGAAAAGATATCAAAAATTTTATAGCGAAAATAAATTACCGAAGAAAAAGAAAAGGACTTGGAAACATCAAGTACATATACGTGCTCGCATTTGATGGATATGTGAGACCACATTTCCACATTCTCATGACCGGAGACGGCATGGACAGAGACGAGCTGGAATCACTCTGGAAGAAATGCGACAGACCAAATACGCGAAGAATATCACCTGATGATGACTTTCTCATCACAGGTTTAGGAGAATATATATCAAGAAATCCACATGGTACCAAGCGGTGGGTGAGCTCAAGGAACCTAAAGAAGCCACCGGAACCGACAAAGAGCTATAGCAAGTTCAAAAAGCGCCGTGTCGAGAGGATGGCCAAAGACCACACAGTATTAGAGACAGAGCTCGCCAAAGCATATCCGGGCTACAAGTTCTTGGATGCAGAGGTTAAGTACAACGGTATCAATGCAGCATTTTATATCTATGCTCGCATGGTTCGGAATTGAGGAGTGACAAATGACGAAGAAAGAATTAACAAGCGTATATTATATCAAAAAAGAAATCAAGATGTGGGAAGAACAACTGGAGCTGATTGAAAGCAAAGCAGAAGGAAAAGCAATGCAGATTACAGGCTTGCCATTCACTCCGGGCACTGGAAGCAGTGACCAGATGGCAGACTTGGCAATTAAGGCTGTGAGTGTAAGAGAGCTGATTGAAGCCAAAAAGAGAAAGCTCAATCAGCAACAGGACAGAATTATCTCATGGATCATCTCAATAGACGACACAGTCGTTCGACAGATTATGCTGTATCGTCATGTCAGGTGCTATTCTTGGAATACAGTTGCACAGAAGATAGGCATTACAGCCGACAGTGCGCGCAAGCAACATGACAGATATCTGCAGCAATCTCAGGAAGAAAATAAATAAAGTTGTCCGTTTTGTCCGTTTGATGTGTGATATAGTGTAAGCATAAAGGATTGGCAAAAGGGCCGGTCCTTTTTATTTTGGAATAATGACAGATACAGAAGCAAAAAAGTTTTATGACAGTAAGGCATGGCAAACCAAAAGAATAGAGATATTAAAGCGGGATCGCTTTGAGTGTCAGGACTGCAGGGCAAGAATCCAAAAGGCTGTGGCAGAAGGAAAATGGCTGCCGGAGAAAGAAAAGAAGATAGCAAGGGCGGAGCAGGTACATCACATACAGGCACTTAAGGAGCATCCGGAGCTTGCATTGGACAATGACAATCTTATTAGTCTGTGCGTTCGTTGTCACAACATCAGACATGGCAGAGTGCCTCACAAGTTCAAAAGAAAAAAGAAACTTGCGAGCAGGGAGCGTTGGTAATACCCCCCCGGTCAATTTTTGCGAAATTTTCTTGAATGGCGAACGGGCATGTGGACATGACTCCGGAAAAATTTTGAAATCTCGCGTGAAAAGGGCAAGGGGTACCAATTTCAAAAATTACTTTAAGAAGAATTTTTTTGAAGAACACAAAAATACAGTTATTTTTTTAATGAAAACCGTTAAAAAATATGCAAATTATACACAAAAAACAGACATATTTTGAGAAAAGGGAGGTGAGCGGATTGACAAAAACGGAAATAAGAGATTCTCTGGTCAAGCAGTTGGAGCTTCGGGGAATGAATGCAGAGTTTTACAAAGATATGATTGACGATTATGTATATTATTGGTCACTGAAAAAGAAGCTGATTAGTGACATCAAGTCCAAAGGGCTCAGATACAAGACTATTAACGGAAACGGAGTTGAAGTCGAGAAAACAAATGATTCTGTTGTCAATCTGCAAAAAACCACAGCAACTATGCTCAAGATTTTAGCTGATCTGAGACTCAAGGATCCGGTACCTGAGCCGGAAAAAGCAACAGATGGTTATCTGTAAGGAAATTGATGATTATCTCAAATATGTCAAAGAACATCCGAAGTGGATAAATAAAAAGCGAAAACAGCTTATCAAGAACATTGTAAAGCCATTACTTAAGCGAAATGATATTTTTTTCGATAAAGAGACCTATGAGAATTGTCTCGAATACTGCAAAGTAAATTATTATGAGCTATTTCCATACCAGAAGTTTATATACGCGTTTGTATTCATGTACAAAGACGATATTCCGGTATTCCCAAAGTTTTTCATCAAAGAAGGACGTGGAAATGGAAAGGACGGCTTCATTGTTCCCTTGGTAAATTTTATGCAGACACCTCTGTATGGTGTCAGAAATTATCATGTTGAGATTGTGGCCAACTCAGAAGATCAGGTCAAGGACACTTTCAAGGTTGCCTATGAGATGCTACATGAAAATGCAAAGTTCAAAGGAAAATTTTCAGTAACAAAGGAGCTGATTACGAACCTTGCAACAGGCTCTGAAATGAAATATAACACTTCAAATGCCAAAACCAAAGACGGCAAGCGAACCGGATGCTTGGTGCTCAATGAGATTCATGCTTACGAGAATTATGATCAGATAAATGTGTTTGAGTCTTCATTCGGAAAAGTCAAACATTCCAGAGAGTTTATTATCACCACAGACGGCTACGTCAGAGATGGTCCGTTGGATGAGATTTCATCAATGTGCGCTGAAATCCTTGAGACTGGTGAAAATCCACTGGGATATTATCCATTCATTTGCGAAATTGACAGCATGAAAGAAGTTGATATTCCTGATGCATGGCACAAAGCCAACCCATCAATGGAGTATATGCCGATTCTGGCCAATCAGATAATGCACGATTATCTTGAAATGAAAAAGATACCGTCAAAGAGACCGGAATTTATTACAAAACGAATGGACAGATCGGCACGAAAGGAAGAGGAAACGGTCACAACATGGCTGAATGTACTGCGTGCATGTTACGAGGGCAGCACGACAGAGGAATTAGAACTGAAAAAGCCAAGAATGACAATCGATACAAAAGGGCAGCCGGCTGTAATTGGAATCGATTATGCCGATATAAGGGACTTTGCATCGGCGGGAGTTTTGACAAAAACCGAATCAGGAGAATATATATGGCGACAGCACACATGGATTTGTGCTGAATCGCCTTTTTTAGACTCCATCAAGTTCCCGCTTAAGAACATAGGGCAGACCGAATTTAATGATTTCGAGGTGGTACCGGGACCTGTAATCGATGTGAATAGCATAGTTGATTGGTGTATGGAAAGATGTGCTGAATATGATGTCAAGAAGATAGCAATGGATACATACCGATACACTCTGTTTAAGATGGCATTCGAGGAACGGGGCCTTACGATTGAGGATCGTAAGAATCCGAACGGTGTAGTCCGGTTGATCCGGAAGATTACATCAGCAACTGGAATAATTGCACCATTTATCCAGTCCATGTTCAGTCAGGGCATGATTAATTTTGGAGCATCAGCAATAATGCGTTGGTACACCAACAACACAAGTGTTATCGAAGATAAATATGGCAATAAGATGTTTGGAAAGGTAGAACCGAAGCTCAGGAAAAATGATGGGTTCATGGCTTTTGATGTTGCAATGTTCTGCAAAGATGAGCTGGATGTTCAAATAATATACATTTAGGAGGCAGCAATGTTTGATTTTCTGTTTCAAAAAAAGAATAAAGAGATGCAGTCTATGGCAGAGGTTATTGTGCTTGACTTGGAAAAGCTTAATCTGTCAAAACTGGCAATTGAAAAAGCTGCGATGATGATTGCAAGAGCAATTGCAAAGTCGGACATAATAGTTCAGACAGACAGCACACAGAAAAGCAGTATAGAGTACAGACTCAATGTAATGCCAAATGACCATGAGTGTGGCACTTATTTCTGGACAAGGATTATAAGAGAACTGTTATGTACACAGGAAGCGCTTATCATACCGATGAACGGCAAATATTACAAAGCGTCTGCATGGCAAGTGTCAAACAGTGTGCTGTCAGAGCGCACGTACAGCAACATAACGCTTGAATGTGCAGGAGAACAGTATGGTTTATACAAAAAATTTATGTCATCAGAGGTGATTCACTTACGGTACGACAATGCAAAGATAAGAGTGTATCTGGAGTCTGTTGTGAATCAATACAACAATACGCTCAATGCAATTAATTACATGATTCGTCTATCAAATCAGCCAAAATTTAAACTGAAGCTGGGTGCAGCACAGTCCTTCAGGGAAAAGCAGGCTGATGGAACTGACAAGATAGTCACCAAGGACATGTATGCAGAGAAAATCAAGAGACTGCTTGAGAGCGAAGATCTGACGGTAATGACAGAGTCGGAAGGTGTCTCACTTGAAAATATACAGATAAATGCGAGCGCAAAAGCGGAGGAGCTTGCCAAGGTTGCCTTGGCCATAAACAACGAAGCAGCCAATGCCTTTGACATTCCGGAAGCAGTATTTAATGGCAATATCACAGAGCAGTCAGATGCCACCAATGAATTTATCACCTATGCTGTCGGCCCGGTTGCGGAAGTTATAAACGATACGCTGACTGCCTACATAGTCGGTGAAGATGATTACAGCAGGAAAAATGAAAAGGTAATGGTATGGCTGGCACGTTTTAAACATGTTGATGTGGTGGATAGTGCAGTTAATCTTGATAAGCTTCGTGGAATTGGCTTCTCGTATGACGAAATCAGAACAATGGTGGGATATCCTTTGCTTAATACAGAGTTCTCTAAAGCGAGAGCGTTGACTAAAAATTATGGAGAGGAGGGTAACAATGGCACATCAATTAAAAGTGATTAGATGGAGGTGATCCGGATATCTCGGAGCTGTCCGTTAAACAGTAATCAAGAGAAAGGAACAGAATTATGAAGAACAAAAATGTAATTTACAGATTCCAGCAGCAGGACAATGTTCATGAAATTTACATATATGACGAAATCAAAAAGACAGGTCCTTTTAACTGGGAAACATGGCAGTATGAAGATTCTGAAACATCTGCAAAGCATTTCAAAAAACTTTTGGACGCCATTCCGGATACAGATGAGATTAAGATTTACTTTAATTCGAACGGCGGAAGCGTTGATCAGGGCACTGCGATTTATAATATGCTCAAGCAGCATGGCTCATACAAGACCGGAATAGTAATGGGAGTGTGTCATTCTATTGCATTCACAATTTTACAGGCGTGTGACAAACGAATAATGGGACAGGGCACCACGGCCATTATTCATGATATGTGGGAAACAGTAACAGGAAATGCAGCAGATTTAAGGGCAGAGGCAGATAATCTGGATGTTGCAATGGAGAGCTGCATAGCTTTATTTATGCAGCGTGCAAAGATTTCAGAGGATGAAGTCCGTGAAATGATGCACAAGGAGACCACATTGTCACCACAGAAGGCATTAGAGTATGGCTTCATTGATGAAATAGGATTGGAAAATCTTGACACACCGGAAAAGCCGGATGATTCCACTTTGCAGCAGGTGCTTAAAGAGAATGAGGCACTAAAGAAACAGCTCTGTAACAAGAGCGAACATGAGAGGCAGTTAGCTGAATTTTATCAGTTGACACATAAAGAAGCAGATAAACCTAAGAGCAACGATTGGGGCTCATTTTTCAATTAAGGAGGAAAACAATGAAGATCGAATCTATTAACAAAGAAGTTCAGGAAAAAGTAATGCAGTTACTCAATGAGGCTCCGGCAGAGAAGAAAGCTGAAGCTATCATGCAGTCTATTGAGATAATCCAGGAGGCAGCGCATGAGGACCTTGTAAATCAGGTTGTTGCTGAGGCAGAAAGAGCCAGCCATGATGCCGACTTCAAGAAGCAGCTCGGACTCCGTAACCTTTCACAGGAAGAGAAAAAATTCTATGAAGGCTTCAAGGATATCAAGCAGTCAATCACGGCTAATCAGATTGATATCATTCCGACTGAAATCATTGACAGAACACTTGATGATGTCAAGAAAGCATCACCAATCCTTAATCTTGTCAACATGGCACCTGCCAATGTAAAGAAGTGGATCGTCGCATCACATACAGGTGCAGCAGTATGGGGAGCTCTTACAGACTCGGTTAAGGGAGAGCTGAGCACAGAGATTTCAGCACTTAACATTGACCTTCACATGCTCACCGCTTACTTAGTTATTCCAAAGGCAATCAGAGAGCTTTCACTTGAGTTTGTTGACCGTTATTTTATGGCAATCTTGTCGGAAGCTATGCAGGATGGTCTTGTAAAGGGATATCTTGATGGAGATGGAAAGACAGGACCGATTGGTATTTTCCGTCAGATTGGAACATCCAACAGCGACGGTACCAACAAGGCTAAGACGGTTGTGACAAACATCACAAAATTCAGCCCTAAAGGACTCTCAGATGTGAGAAAGACTCTTACCAATAATGGAAAGCGTGTGGTAGACAAGCTGTATCTTATCTGTAATCCGTCAGACGAGGCAGAATATGTTGACCCATGCATGTATGGAGAAGCGCTCACAGGTGGATATGTCAACAAGTCATTCATTGACATCGAGAAAATCGTAGATGCAAATTGTCCGAAGGGTAAGGCTGCATTTACAATTGCAGGATACTACACTATGGGAACAACAGGTGTGAGAGTCAATGAGTATGACCAGACAAAGGCTATGGAAAATGCAGATCTCATTATTGCATCATGCTATGCGAATGGTCGTGCTGTTGATGATAATGTTGCAGTGGTCTTTGATGTGACCAAGCTGGAGGAGTATGTACTCCCTGTAACACAGGCTACAATCGTTCAGGCTGGACAGGAATAATAAAAGAGAGGCAGTAATATGGAGAACACAGAACTGACAGCACTGGTATCAGAGATGAGGGCAGAATTCCAGATTCCGCCATATTACGAAGACAGTCAGCTTGCAAATCTTGCAAGAGAGGGTGAATGTACAGTCGGGAGCTTAAATCCCGGCTGCAATATCACAACAGATCTGACATACAGGATGCTGCTTAAAAATTACATGTATTATGCATATCACCATAGAGTCAGTGAGTTTATGGATAATTATTCAAACGTAATTTTAACATGGCAGATGGAGACGGAGGTGGAAGCGGATGGCAATGCCTGAATATACAGATGGTGTGCTTGAACTTCTTAGGATAGAGGAGGATTGTTCGCAAGACTTTTCGGTTGAAAAAGTAAGATCTACCGGGATGCATATCTGGTACAGGGAGCTTTCTGTATTTGATACAACACGAGCTAAGCTGTCTGCAGATGGAATAGAGGTTACAATGAAAATCAGTATTCCACAATATAAGCAGGTCAACAGTAAGTGCATCTGTGTAATAGATGGAGCACAGCATGAGATATACAATGTGGCTCACGTGACAACTAAAGACGGTTTCAAAGAAACAGAACTGACACTTAAGACTCCGGCATATGACAGGGAGGTATATGATGACGAAACAGGAACTCAGTGAGATGCTACATGCCACTGGCTGTCCGGTCAATGAAGGAATATCTGATCTTGATAATGGAAAGAAGTTTCCGAGAATTGATTATTGGGAAATAGCATGGGATGATGTGATGGCATCAGGTGACAACTATGAAGATAAAATCACATGGCAGGTGAGCTTTTATTCTCGCACACCAAGAAATGAAAAGCTGATAATGCTGAGAGATATGATGCGCAAAAAGGGACTACACCCAACTATCCTGCATGAATTTATTACAGACGATAAAATTTGGCATTCGTATTTCTCGCTGGAGACAATGAATGAATGATATTACATTTGAAGATTCCGGAATGGAAGAATTTCAGGATATGCTTGGAAGCTATCTCTCAAAAGTGGACGAAAAAAGCGCTCTGGATGCAATAGAGGAGGGAGCAAAGGAGTTTGTTAACGACCTGTTGCGCCTGCCAAAGCCAAGGAGAAAGGTCACAGCTCCGGGATATACACATCTGGTTGACTCATTTAGTTATAAGCGTGATAAGACAGGAATAGATGTGGGATGGGGCAAGTATTACGGACCGATGCTTGAGCACGGCACGAAAAAAATGAGTGCAAAAGCTCACTTGAAACCATTATTTGAACAGAACAAAGAAAGATACTATAAAAAGATGATAACAGCATTGGATTTATAGAACAGGAGGCAATTATGGCAATTAAAACTAAGAGACCACCAATGAAGGAGACAATAGGAGCTCAGTATTTGTGCTTCAATACAATGGATACAGATGGCAGGTGGACATCCACATTTGCGGAAGAGGTGGAGAAGACAGAAGTAGTTAAAAGCGTAAAAGTCACGGAAAATGGAGAACCAACTGATACATACGCGTCAGGAGCAGTGTATGACAGTGATATTACAACAACTTCAACAGATATCGAGGTGGAAATTGTTGCATTTCCGGCTGACACACTTGCAAAATTACGTGGTGACAATGTTGATACTGATGGTCTTATTCTTTCAGGCGGAAACAGACCACGACCTTATTTTGCTTATGGTAAGGTGGTTAAATTAAGAAAAGGCGGATATAGATACGACTGGTATCCAAAGTGCAAGCTCAGTGAGAACTCTGATGATACATCAACATCTGAGGAGAAGGCAAACGAGCAGACAGATACAATCAAAATCAAAGCATATCCATTTAATGATGATGGAGATATTGTTGCCAGAGTTGAGAGTGTATCTGCACCGGAAGGATTGACGGAAGATAAGTTCTTCAGCAAACCTATCCTAACTAAAGCAGACCTTGCAGCAGTATTAACAGCAACAGCAAAGGAAAAGTAGGCCTATGGACGAGAAAATCATAACCTTAACTGATGGCACAAAGCTGGAGGTTAAGGTTAATTTTATGACATTATATCTAATCCAGAAAGATGGATTAGACAAAGTAATCAATAAAGAGACACTATCAGAAGATGAGAACATGGAAGCGGCAGCAAAGCTGATTTATATTATTCTTCGGTCTAACGGTCTAAAGGTAGACGAAGACGAAGCACTCATTTTGACACCGATGGATCCAGAGGTCATAAGAGAGCTGTTTGACGAATTCGGCAAAAAGGTTGAAAAATATAAAAAAAAAGAGGCCACAAAAAAGAATCAGCCACAGACCAGGAAGAGGAAAAAGAAGAAATCGAGATAAACTGGGCTGAATACATGGTAGCTGCAAGAATGATGGGGATGAGCGAAAATGAATTTTTTAACTCGGATCCCATTTTTTTTAATGAGTGCCTTGAAGTGTGGCAGGAGGTCGAGAAAAAGAAAGTAGGTGTGATATATGGCAGACAGTGAAATGAAAGTTGTAGGGCTTAAATTAAAGGTAGACGGTACCGTAGACTTTAAGAAATCACTGACAGAAGTAAATAATGCTGTAAATGAAAACAGATCTGCCTTCAAGCTTGCCAAGTCGGAATGGGACAAGAGCACGTCATCAGCGGAGAAGCTCAGGACAACTCAGGAGTATTTACAAAATCAGACAGAAGCCTATACAGCTAAGGTTGACAGGCTCAACGAAATACTTAAAGCACAGGAGAATGCTGAAAAGAGAGATGAAGAGGCAATATCAAAGACAAGGCAGCAGTTGGATAATGCACAGGCTGCCCTAAATCACTACAAAAGTGGTCTTGAGGATGTAAACCAAAAGCTTGAAAGTGGTGCTGCAACATTAGAGGATTACTCCAAAAAGGTACAAAATTTTAGTGATGCGACCGGAAAAGTCGGCAGTTCATTAAACAAAAATGTTACTGCACCAATTGCAGCGACAGGTGCCGGAATAATGGCAGCCTGGGAGCAGGTTGATGAAGGCATGGATATTATTGTCGAAAAAACCGGTGCGACAGGAGATGCTCTTGAGGAAATGCAGACTTCTGCAAGAAACATAGCAAAGAATATTCCGACAGATTTTGCAACGGCAGGAAGTGCGGTTGGAGAAGTCAATACAAGGTTTCATCTGACAGGACAGGAACTGGAGGATTTATCACAACAGTTTGTTGAGTTCGCTTCGCTTAATGATACTGACGTATCATCTTCGATTGATAACACACAGAAGGTTATGGAGGCATTCAACCTCAAATCAAAGGATGCAGGAGCGCTTCTTGATACCATGAATAAAGTGGGACAGGACACCGGTATATCTATGGACACACTTGCATCCTTAATGGTATCTAATGCAGCAGCCCTAAAGGAACTTGGTATGTCAGCTGCAGATGCCGCAACCTTCCTGGGACAGTGTGAGACGTCAGGTGTTGATACAAGTACGGTGATGGCTGGTCTAAAAAAAGCTCTTGTTAATGCATCTGGAGAAGGCAAATCTATGAAACAGGCTTTGTCAGATTTGCAAAGCACAATGTCAGCTGCGAATAATTCAACAGAAGCATACAATGCTGCCATTGATTTGTTCGGTTCAAAAGCAGGACCGGCACTGGCACAATTCTGCCAGGAAGGAAAACTGAATTTTGAAGAGTTAGGCAAATCATTGAATGACAATGTTGGAAGTGTCAGTGATACATTTAATGCAACGTTGGACCCGGCAGATCAGTTCAAACTCACATTAAATCAGTTAAAGGATGAAGGGTTTGAACTTGGCAATGCATTAGGACCAATACTAGCACAATGTCTTCAGACAGTAACACCGATTCTTAAGGACATTATCAATTCATGGAATTCATTATCACCGGAAACACAGAATATGATCATCAAATGTGCTCTTCTTGCAGCAGCAGTTGGCCCAGTGATTTCTATCATAAGCAAGGTATCAGGAGGGGTTTCGTCACTAATTGGCATTATATCTAAAATTGCACCTGTATTGGGGCCTATAAAAACTGGTTTTGCAGCAGTAAATGCAGTCATGGCCGCTAATCCAATACTTATAATTATTGCGGCAGTTGCAGCACTTATAGCTATTTTTGTGACACTCTATAACAAGTGCGAATGGTTCAGGGATGGTGTAAATGCCATATTTGGAGCTGTAGCCGATTTTATCAAGGGAGCTATTGATAAGATTAAAGGATTCTTCGATTTCGATTGGAAATTACCAAAAATAAAGTTGCCTCATTTTAAAGCGAGTGGAGAGTGGTCACTTTCCCCACTTAAGGTACCTAAATTTTCCGTGGATTGGTATGCGAACGGAGGAATCTTGAACAGTCCGACCATATTTGGTGCAAATGGAGATTCCCTGATGGGAGGGGGAGAGGCTGGAAAAGAGGCGGTACTTCCAATTAAACTGTTAAAGGACTACATCAGAGAAGAAAATGATGCAAATAATGCAACATTGGCCGCAATGATCGTTGAAGCATTCAAATCAATATCAATGACTGCGGAGAATAACATTTATATTGGAGATAAGAAGTCGATCACATTACTTACAAATCTCGTTCTTAAGCAGATGGCAAATAAGACATTAGCAACACAGGGGGCAAAAGGAAAATAATGCAGGACATACAATACAATGACATAAGAGGCTCTTCGCTTCAGATATTTGCCCGGGAGTTGATATCTATTCCTGCCGCTCAGCCGAATATGGAAGAGGTAAAACTATCAGGGCGGGATGGAACCATATATAAGTTTAATGGCACATATGCAGCAACACCAATAAAGATACCATTTAATTATATCGGAGCAGTAGACAGGTGGAATGATCGCTGGAGAATGGCAAAACAGTGGCTGTCAGAAAGAAATGCAAAACTTATTATATCTGATGATGTAGGCTTTTTTTATAAAATAACCTATGTTGAATTAGATGATAATGAGAGGACATCTGAGCGGATAGGCAATTTTACAGCGATATTTCACACACTGGATGGGCTTCAATATTCCGTAGATGGTGCAATGGAATATGACATAGAAGATGTTTGCTGGAATCCTTATATAGAGTGTCATCCGACATATAAGATCGCAGCAGAAGGTATGTGTACGCTTAAGATCAATGGAAAAACGATGACTGCTAATGTTGGTCAAAATCTGACCATAGATACAGATCGGATGATCGCGTATCGCGAGGATGGTACTTTGAATAATACCAAAGTGTCAGGAAATTATGAAGATATGTATTTACAGCCGGGAAACAACAAGATTGAATTTTACGGAGGAAATCTGAAAGTGATACCTAATTGGAGGTGCTTATGATCCAGATATATAACATTGAAAATACAAACTTTGATCAGAACGGAGATATGTCATTATTTCCTTCAAGTGCATCCGTTCATGCCGTATTGAATGGAACATGGGAGGTAACGCTTGAACATCCAAAGGATTCAGAAGACCGCTGGAAGTATATTAAAGAGGGAGCAGTTGTTAAGATGCCTTCCTTTAATGGAGAGCAGCTTTTCAGAATAACTCATAAGGAAAAAAGTGATTCAGGAATATCTGCTGATCTGCAGCCTATATTTATGGATGCGGCAGATGATTGTTTCCTTTTGGATGTCCGTCCAACTGACAAAACAGGGCAGCAGGCTCTTGATATCATGACTGCACCGAATAAAAAGTATACAGCCGAAACAGATATTACATCGACTGGAACTGCATATTACCAAAATAAAAATCTCATCGAAGCCATCAATGGTGACGATGAGAATTCTTTTGTTAAGAGATGGGGCGGTGAAATCGTATATGATAATTACAAAGCGATAATAAATCGTCATGCTGGCAGCGACAGAGGTGTTGAGATCCTTTACGGAAAAAACATTGCTGAGAACGGAATGAAAGAGGAGGTTGACCTAAGAAATGTGGTTACCCGGATCATTCCACAGGCATATAACGGATATCAGATAGATGGGGATGCTCCTTGGGTTGATTCCCCTCTTATAGACAAATATCCAACAGTCAAATATTCAACAATGAAATTTGAAGATGTAAAAATGAGAGCTGATGCACAGGAAGATGATGAATCGAAAGGTGTGATCATATGCGATACACCGGCACAACTGGAGGCTGCACTTATAAAACGCTGTCAGGAACAGTGGGAAGCGGGGGCAGACAAGCCTCAAGTAACTATATCTGTGGATATGGTAATGATTGAGGATACAGAGCTGTATGCCGATGTCAAGGGGCTTGTAGAAGTGTCTCTTGGTGATACCGTACATTGTAGAAACAATAATCTTGATATAGTTACAGATGCAAGAGTTACGGAATTAGAGTGGGATTGTGTGAATGACCGCATATTATCTGTATCGCTGGGCGATTATCAATTTGATTACATATCAAATCAGGTCAGTATTAATAACCGAATTGAGAGCGCAATCAGAGAAGATGGATCTGTGATCGGCTCTCAGGTGCAGGGAATACTGGATGCAGTGAAAACACAGTTTCATGCACTACGTGATGTAGCTCAAAAGCAGGATGTACGAGCCATGCTTTTTGAGGATTTAAACCCTGATTCACCTACGTTCGGAGCTATGTGTCTTGGCTCTATGGGATTTGAAATTGCATCCAAAAGGACCGCTGATGGAAAAGACTGGATATGGAGTACATTCGGAACCGGAAAAGGCTTTTTTGCCGACTATATTATAGCCGGAACCATGCTGGCAGACCGAATATATGGAGGAACACTGACAATTGGTGGAATAGACAACAAAGCAGGCATTATAAAGGTATTAGATTGTAATGGAGCTGTCCTGAGTGTCATGGATAAAGATGGAATCATGACAAATGGTAAATACACTTGTGGAAGTGATGAATTTGGCCGAAGAGCAGAGATCTCAGAGGGGGAGATTAAGATCATGGACAAAAATGGTAATACTGTCGGGAGAATTTTTGCAGTAAGTAATGATATTTTTAAAATCGGTACTGAAAATGCATTATTTAGAATGTTTAAGACTGGCGAGGTATATGTTGATTGCCAGTCATTCGGTGTAAACGGCTATAACGGATTTACCGGAACAGTAGAGTATTCTGATGGAACTTATGAGGATTATGTCGGAGGCCTACTCGTAGGAGGAAAATCGAAAGAGGGTGTTTATCCATGATTAGTAATAATAAATATTTGTCGCAGGGAGAGATGGAGAGCAATGCCAAAGAAATTTATACATATCTAAGTGATAAAGGCTGGACAATCAATGCAATCTCAGGATTGCTTGGAAATATGCAGAGAGAATCAACCATTAATCCGGGATTGTGGCAAAGCCTTAAAGAGGGCAACTATTCGGGAGGGTATGGACTGGTGCAGTGGACTCCGGCAACCAAATATACAAACTGGGCGAAGGCTAATGGATACGAAATAGGAGATGGCACAGGACAGTTATACTGGATTGATCAGTTATCAGAGTCTACAGGTGAATGGCTTAAAACATCTGCGTATAATCTGACATGGTCTCAATTTAAAATCAGTACAGAGACACCGGAGTATCTTGCATCAGCTTACCTCAAGAACTTTGAGAGAGCCGGAGTGGAAGAGGAAGAGGCACGAAGACAATATGCGAGATTCTGGTATGATTTCCTTGAGTCAGGTGTAGAACCGGCTGGAAGATATATAGTTAGATTTATTCCTGCATAGGAAAGGAGATATTTGAATGCAGACTATCGAAAGAGACATATATGTTACAAAGAATGTGCTTCAGGCACCAATAGAGATAACTGAGGGCACAAATTCAATCGCATTAGAGTTTGATATAAAGGATTACACTATTCCGGGTACAGCGGCAGCAGTTGTGTACAGTATGTGTACAAGCACTATGGCTGAGCCTAATAAAGCCTTGGCAGAAGTGGATGGAAATACGATTACGATTATTCCTTCTGAGTCATTTTTTCATGCAGGGCAGAATGTTATGCAGATCAGAGTGATAGATGGTGACAGTAAGCTGATATCGTTCAACATAATTGTTAAATGTACTGGAAAAATGAGATTTGGTGATGAGGAAGAGGAAAAGCAGACTACACTTGTGGAACAATTGTTAAAAAGATTTGGCAACTACGAAGCAGAGCTTAAGGATGTGAGAAAAGGATTTGCAGGAGAGTCATACGATACAGCGGGGGAGGCTGTTAGAAAACAAATTGAAAGTGTCAATCAAAAAGTAGATAAAATAGAAACTATAAGTACCAAGGAAATTGATGCAATATAAGTTTTGAGACAAGAGGTGAAGTATGAGAAGAGGAACAACTCCAACAATCAAAATAAAATTAAAAGGTTGTGATATAAATAATTTGGAAAAAATATATGTAACCTTTAAACAGGGAAAATATGAGTTTGAGAAGTCCATGGATCAATTGAATACTTCGGATGAAACATTATTTATTAAATTATCTCAAGATGAAACACTGCAGCTTGATGCTATGAAGAATGTATTGATACAGGTCAGGGCAAAGACAAAAGATGAAAATGTAATTGCAAGCAATATCAAGTCAGTACCAGTTGAAGATATATTGAAAGAGGGGATGATATGACAGAAATTGAACTTGAAATGGAAAATGATACTGAATTAAGAATTGAATGTGAGCAAATATACATAATGGATGATTATGAACAGCTAAAAAACAAACCCCGCTTGAATGGAAAAGAAATATCAGGAGATATGTATGAGACAGATCCAACCATACCAGAATGGGCTAAAGCACAAAATAAACCATCATACACCCCGGAGGAGGTGAATGCAGTTAATAATGATAATGCTATTACCATTGAAGAAATAGAGGCTATATTTAATGGACTTTAGATAACAGAAAGGAGAACTATGGAAAATAAATATTTAAATCTTACAGGTGCGGTATACATCATTAGTAAAATTAAAACTCTATTGGGAGATAAAAGTGATAAAGGACACACACATTCAAAGGAAGAAATCGGATTAGGCAATGTTGAAAACAAATCATCACAAACTATCAGAGGAGAGCTTACAAGTGATAATGTAATAAAAGCACTTGGATATACACCACCGAAAGAAAATACAACGTATGCTGTTATGAAAGGTGCAACAGCTTCAGCAGCTGGAACGTCAGGATTGGTACCTGCACCGGCAGCTGGCGATCAGGGAAAGTATTTACGAGGGGATGGTACATATGGAACACCGACAAATACAACTTATTCTGATGCAACACAGACTGCACATGGTCTTATGTCAGTAAGTGATAAGAAAAAGCTTGATGGAATAGCGGAAGGTGCAAATAAGACAACAGTAGATAGTGAACTGAGTAACACTTCAACAAACCCGGTACAAAACAAGGCAGTACAGGCTGAGCTAACTAAGAAAGCACCTATAGCGAGTCCGTCTTTTACTGGTACACCTAAAGTGCCAACAGCATCAGCTGGTACAAATAATACTCAGGCCGCATCAACAGCATTTGTAACATCGGCCATTTCAACAGCGATGGCCGGTATTACTAAATTGGATTTTCAAGTAGTGCAGACATTGCCATCAACAGGCGTTAAGGGAACGTTTTATTTAATTGCCAATTCTGGAAGTGGACAGAATGTGTATGATGAATATTTATGGATTAACAATAAGTATGAAAAATTAGGTACAAGAGAAATTGACCTAAGCAGCTATATAAAGCAGTCGGATATGGTTGCAATAACCAATAGTGAAATAGATGCGGCATTTGCATAGAAAGAAGGAGAAAAAATGGCAAAATATTTGGACCTTACAGGATTAAAGTATTTTATCACAAAGAGGATAGGAAAAACTGACATATCCAAGATAGGGGATGGAACGTGTACTGGAGCTATAAGTGCATTAAACCAGAGTTTAGCTAATGACGAATGGGATAATTGGAATGGCTCCAAATTACCTAATAATAAAAAATTGATAATGATAATGTTGCAATGTCATAACGTTAAATCTTATGGTGTTTCAACTTTTGTTATTCCAATATCTAAAATAGTTGAAGGTGTTTATGTGGAGAATACTGCTGTAACATGTACATCACCTGATGGTTATGTATCAAGTTTGACATTTACAATAACAAAAACTGGCGTGTTTAAAAATGTTTCTCTTAAATCAAATAATCAATACTATGTGCCTAAATATGTATTATATTGTAAATAATTAAATATATCCAACTGCGATAATATGCACTGTTACATTTACATTTTGAGTAGAACCATTATACACTTTAATAACGACTTTAGACGCAGAGCAACTATCTATTGTACATTGTATTACATCAGCCCATGAATGCTGAACAGTCGCACAAATAAAAGGTGTTTGTTTAAATTCACTATTAAATGTAAATGTTGTTGTATTGCTATTTTTAGAAGCAACTGCTAAAGAATTATAAGTACCCTCAATTTTGGTAATTCCTATATTGGCAAGTTTAGTATTATATGTAGTTAAACTCTGGTTAGGGTGCGAGATAGAAAATATAAAATTTAATATGTAACTAACAAATAGAGCCTAGGAGCCGACACCAAATGAGGTGCCGGCTCTTATAATATAAAGAAAGGGGCGCAAGCTTATGAACAACATTAACACAATTAAAGGACTGGTAACTGCAATAACAGCATTCCTGTCAGCACTCTTAGGTACATTATATATCCCGGTATTACTCATGGTGCTTTGTAACATCATTGACTATATCACTGGATGTATGGCAGCAAGCAATCGGCCGGATGGAGGTATCAGCTCATATCGCAGTATCAGGGGAATCAAAAAGAAAGTAACAATGTGGTTACTTGTAGTAGTCGGAGCTGTATTAGATCAGCTTATTTTGTATGCTACGAATACGATTGGAATTAATATACCAATAAAATTTTTAGTTGCTTGTGTTGTGGCAATTTGGATCATATGTAATGAGATTATATCAATATTGGAAAATATGATAGATATAGGTATTGCAGTTCCAACATTTCTAATGCCATTGGTAAAAAATATCAAATCACAGACAGAACATATTGCAGATCAGAAAGAAAGCGAGGACAAATAA